CAATGTGATTTAATAATTACTTAATAAAATTTTTACTTATGGCAATGAAAACAGTAGCAGAACTCACACAGGCGTTTATGGGTGTGGCAACTCTGCGTTATAAGGCAACGAGTGCAAAACTTATAGCCGAGCAAACATGGGACTTTGAATTCCCCATTTTGCGTGATTCCATAAACTTTACACAGGGGGCACCCACAAGGAACTCCGCCTATATTCATGGCAGCTCAAAGGCCTACGCTACCGCCACTGGCGATCCGGCAGCCACTACGTTAACCTTCTTTGTCCCTTCCCTTAACTCCGATGTTCAAACCGCATTGGGTAATCCGGCAATAGGTACGCCAGCTACCATGCACGACGGAAGCGCTTATTGGAAACCTGTGGGAAGTGGGTTGGCTTTGAACGAAAAGGAACTTGCCGGAATGGCTATGATTATATCACAAGACCGTCAGTATGCTCTTGTGGTAAAAAATCTTAAGGGATATGCTTCCGCACAGTTTGACGCACCATCCACAAAGCCTCTCGGCTATAATGTGGAATTCGACGTTTCGGGTATTACAAGTGGTGATACCGATGGAGATGTTGTACTGTATGAATACAGTGCCACTTCTTAGTACTAATTAAAAATATTGGAATAGGGCGTGGGTTATTACCCACGCCCACACCAATATGATAAATCTATATGGATAATCCAAGTAATGAAATACGGCAGGAGTTAAACGACCTTTGTTTGGGTGGTAAGGAGTTTGTGCGAATACCCGAAACAAAAAGGAAGGTTGCCATAGGGTGGATAAAAGGCGGAACTGAACGTAAGGTGTCCTCTATAATAAACTCTCCAAATAAAAGTGAGAGGTATGAACAAACTGTATTACATAGAGCTGCTGCTGCCATAGTGTTAAACAGTTATTGGAAGATTAAATTTTGCTTTCCGATATTATGGCGTTGGTATTTCTATGTACGTGAGTATGACCATAACCAGTTATTGCCCATTTTTGAGATGGGTAAAAAAAAAGTTCCTCTTATGCAATATTACAAGAGTATGGCGTTACTGAAACAATTAGACGACTGCTTAAAAAGAACGAATCGTCAGGAAGCAGAACTTATTCTCCAAGCACCTCGGTTGGAGAAGAAGGCGTAATATCCAAAGAGTTCCCTTATCTGTTTCTCCCAAGAGTATTTTTCTTTGGTCTTATAAGTGTGAATAAGTGGGGGTTTGACTGGGGATATTCAAAGGCGTATATTGAATTGCTTAACGTAGATACCATGATAACCGACTACGACACGAAAACAACTGACAAAAAGGGCAAGGGTGCTGTAACGGCAGAGAACGTGGCAGAAACATTACGAGTATGGGAGGAATCTCAAAGGCTCTTAAAAAACAAAGACAATGGGTGATTTAGGGAATCTCAGCTTTGGTATAGGTCTTGACCGAACCGTTTTTGAGGCGGAATATAAGAAATTTCGCGAGAAAGTTACGAGAGACTTAAATGACCTCTCGAAAGCAGGTACTAAACTTGACGTGTCAAGCGGTATAGACGCTTCTTATAAAAAGCTGCTTAATATGCAGCAAAAAATAGAGGCGCAAGTACGAAAGACCGTTAGCATACAGCAGGGGGCATATGTTGAAAGCATCAACATGGCCACTATGGCTACAAGTGAGCAGTATAAGGTATGGAAGCGCATTAGCGATGAAATGACAAGGCTTGAGCGCAAGGCGTCCAAAGAGGGGAAATATATAACCCTTGGGAATACCGACGTATTGGCTGCCACTATGGTTGTAAATAAAAGTAAAGAGCGGCTTGACATAGAGAGAAAGATTGGGATTGCTGATACAGAAGTGGAAGCGAGTAAAAAACGCATATTGGCTCTTGAAGAGCACATAAATAACACATCAAGAAAAACAGTTTTATCTCAAACTGAATCATTATCTGCACTATCAAAGCAATCAAGAGTTTTAAATGACCTAAAGGCTATGGCTCTTTCCTACGCTTCCATATACGGAGCAAGTAGGTTATTAAAATCATTATATGAGATAACGGGAGAATTTGAACTCCAAAAAGTGGCTTTAACGGCAATCATAAAAGATGCTGAAAAAGCCGAAGAGATATACGCAAGAATACAGAAACTTGCCGTTATGTCTCCGTTCCAGTTTAAAGACCTCATTTCTTTTACAAAACAATTATCGGCTTATTCTATCCCCGTTAATGAACTCTATGACACGACAAAAATGCTTGCCGATGTTTCAGCAGGTCTTGGAGTTGGTATGGATAGATTGGTATTGGCGTATGGGCAAATTCGCAGTGCCGCCGTGCTTAGGGGTCAGGAAATCAGGCAGCTGACAGAATCTGGGATACCGGTTTTGGAAGAGTTAAGAAAGAAATTCGTAGCTCTTGGGGAAACGGGAATAACCACTGCCGATGTTTTTGACAAGGTATCTTCCCGTCTCGTTCCTTTTTCCATGATAAAGGATATTTTCACCGATATGACGTCAGAGGGTGGAAAATTCTATAAGATGCAAGAGATACAGGCGGAGACTTTGCGTGGTAAAATATCCAACTTGCGTGATGCATTCCAAATAGCGCTTTATGAGATAGGCTCCTCTAATAGTGATATACTTAAAGGTAGTGTTGATTTATTGCGTAGCCTTATTGACAACCTCGATAAAGTGGGATTGGCATTAAAAAGTCTTATAGTGGTATATGGAACATATAGAACCGCTATAATGGTAGCCAATATAGCAGGTCTTGTTGCGCAGTATGGTTCCTTGGTAAAAGCCATAAAAATGACTACTGTGGTGCAAAAAATACTAAATTCCACCATAATGGAAAACCCGTATGTCTTTGCCTTCACAATGATAGCGACACTTACTATGGCTATTGTTAATCTTCGCAAGGAATCTCAAAGATTAAACAATGAGTTAAAAGACTTGACGGGGGTTGAGTTTACCAATGCGAACAAAGCCGTTGGCGAGCTTGATAAATTAAAAGAAAAGCTGGAAGGTGCTACGGTTGGTTCAAAGGATTATATGGATGCCATGAATAAGATAAATGAAGAGTATGGCCCATATTTATCCAAACTACTACAAGAGAAAGATGCGTTGTCGCAGTTGAAGGTGGAATATGACACTGTTACGGCAGCTATATATGATAAGGCAAGAGCACAAGCATCAGAAAAGGGAGTGCAGAAGCTCTATGAAGAGTTCGATGCATCAAAACAATACAATAAGGTGTTGTCGAATATGGTATCCCTTTCACCTGGTGATAAGGAGGCTGCAAAGAAAAGAATTGAATCTTTCTTGGCCTTATATCAGGCAGAAGTAAGCAAGCAGAAGGGTAAGTTTAATGAATTAGAGCTTTTTAATAAGCTGTATAAAGAGCAGTTTAACGTTTCTTCTGATTACTTTAAAAAAACAAAAGGTGGTCTATTCGGATTTAACGATTTTCAGGCACTTGACGTCATTAGTTATGTAGAAAAACTAACAAGTCTTAACAATGCTTTAGCACAATTTAATAGCTATCTTAATAGCCAGCGTGGAAAAAGTGTTCTTATTTCAGAAGAAGAGACTACGCGAATAGAGGAAATAAACAACAGATATGCCGAGCAGGAAGCGTACATAAATAAGTACGTAAAACTATCAGAGCGTGCTGCCGCTATGGAAATGGTAAGGGTGGCAAAGTTGAATGAATATAAATCCGTTTATGAATCCCTTGGTCTTGAAGAAAAAGTAAAAGCCGTAAACGAGCAGCTTCTTAATACTGAAAAAGCGGCAGAGGGTTGGAGAAATATAGCAAGAAGTATCGCAAGTGCAGGAGACGAAGCACTTCTTGTTTTTAACCCTGCTGAAAGCCAAACGAGGGCGGAGTATGTGGCCAATCTTGAAGATGAATATAAGAAGGCGCAGGATATAATAGATAAATGGGGTACCTCTACGGAGAAGTCAGCTATGGATGATGTAGCCATAGCAAAAAGGAGAGTTGAAGCCATAAAATCGATTTCCGCAGCACTTGGATACCTTCTTGATGTTGAGAAGAAGGATAAAAAAGATGATGAAGCCACAAAGAAAAAAATAAAAAACCTTGAAGATAGGGCTGATAGTATAAAAATAGTAAAGGAGGGTTACGAAAAGTTGATTGAAAAAGTCTCCGACGAAGAGGCTAAAAAGATACTCTCTGATATATATCCAGATGCCGATTTGACAAAAGACTTCACACAGCAACTTGAAGAAGTAGCCGTAGCATTGGATAAGATAGGTTCAGATGATGCCAAGGAAGCGGCGCAGAACATACGCAATATATTTGGAAAGGATGCCGTACAGGGAGCCATAGACCTTATCAATGCGGCTGCGGAGTATGACAAGTACATGGAGAAGTGGGGCCGTGAAAACTTTGGTCTTTTCGGGACTGGCAGTACATATGACATATCGAAGGTTATAACTGATTATGAAAATAACCTTGATGAACTAAATGCCAAAAGGTTAAAAGCCGTAGAGCTTCTTAATGCCAAAGAAAAAGACAAGGCCAGCGACACGTATAAATACGAACTTGCCCTTATAGATAAAAGAACGGAAGAAGAGCAAAGGTCTATACGGGTTACGGCTCAAGAGCGTGTTACGAGTATAGCAAGAGCTGTTTTTGACGAGCAGACAAAGCTATTCGGGCTTGATTTATTATTGAATGATATTGGCGATAAGAGCATACGCCAAATCAACGAAGCGATGAAACGTATTGCCGAAATGTCTGATGTAGATATTCTTGAAATACCACAATCGGCCATAGACGCACTTGCATTATATGGTTATGAGATAGACAATATAGCGGAATCCGAGCTTGACGGTATATTTGAAAAGACAGGAGAACTTATAGGTGAGGAAGAGCAACGGCTTATAAGGCTTATAGTGGTTATGAAAACACTTGGAATAAGTACGCAAGAGTTGAATGATGCTTATAAGAAACTTGTTGAGCAGCAGAAGAAAGACACGGAAGAGGAAAAACAAAAGAAAATACGTGCCGCTGTTATAGGCACCGCAAAAGAAGTTGTACGTCTTGCAGAAGCCGTTGGTAAGATATTTGAATCCTTTGGGAATGACAAAATATCTGACATGGCATCTGCCGTAGGGAGTGTTGCCGATATAATACAATCAGCCGCTTCCGGGGCTAAAACGGGTAGCTGGATAGGTGCTATTGTCGGTGCCGCCACGTCTTTGATTGGGGCCATAAGTGCTGATATAACAAAGATAAACGAATTAAAAAATGCAGTAAAGGATGCTCAGTTAACGAAGTGGATAAGTGATGTAAATGAAATGCTGTCCTCCGGGGATACTATTTTTGGAAAATCATTCTTTGGTGGGGTATCTGGTGCAATAGATGCGGCAAGTGCGTCTATGGACAAGTATAATAAAACACTTGCCAAAGCGGTTGAATTGGCGGACGCTACAAGCACTTCGACAATTTATAAAACAGTTCCAATAGTAATGACCACCTTTGGTAAAATACCTGAATTTTTTGCTTATCTAAACGAAAAAATATTTGGTAAAAATATAGACCTTAACGCACAGAAAGACGCTTACGTTGAAGCCTTTAAAAATGCCTATGAAGCCGGATATAATGAGATTGAATCTTTTGTAATAAGGACAAATAATAGAGTAGTTGGAAACTTCTTCGGATGGCAGGACGAGTACGCCGCCTTAAAAGATGTCGTGGAAGAGCTTGGGTATTCACTATATGACGAGAATGGGATATTGAACAAGGAAGCATTGCAGGCGGTGCTGGATACTCGTGGCGAACAGTTGGAGGATGCACAGAAAATATGGCTTAATGAAGCTATTGCTGGAATTGATGAATACGAAAAGGCATTAAAGGCCTTAGATAGTTATATATCAGAACTTTTTGGTAATCTCGCTTCCGACATAGCCACTTCAATGCTGGATTCATTTAAAGAGATGGGCGACGCAGCTTATGGTATTGCCGATGTTTTTGATGATGTTAGTGAGAGTATAATAAAAAACCTGCTTCAAACTCTTATTATTGAGGAAATACTTGATAAGTATAAAACGGAACTTCGTGAAATTTTCTCTAATGCGAATCTAACAGACGATGAACGTGCTAAGGCTATGTTGAAAATAACTGGCCGAATGGAGCAGGATATACTTCTTTTTGCAAAAAGTAAGCAGGCGTTTTTAGAAGCAGCAAAACAAGCTGGGTTGATTAAGATAGAAAGTGGAGATAAGGTAGACCTTGATGAAGTTTACCAAACGGGTTATGATAAATATGCCACCGATGAAATGAAGTATTCAGATACTCTTAAAGAGTATATTGATGATATGGAATTATATAACAAACTTGCCGATGAAGCAACAAGTTCCGAACAACAGGATAAGTGGAGAAACTTGGCCAGGCTGGCAAAAAGTGCTTTTGACGGTGCTGTTTTAGAGGATTTTAACACTAAGTTAGAAGAATCGTTATCTGGTATTGACGATAATTACGAAAAGATGTCTTTTTTGCAAAAGATGCTTTCTTCATTAAGCGATCAAGCACAAATAGACGAAGTTACTAAACAGCTAAAAGAACTTAAAGAAACTGTTTTTGCTGACCTTTATTCTACTTATTCAGACGACACACAGCAATATGTAGACAAATTAGCTGAAATACAAAAGCATTTAAAATGGGCTATTGAGAATGGGTATCCCGAATTGGCAAAATGGATACAAAAGGCGTACGATACGGCTGTGCTTGATGAATGGATTAGCAAGGTAGAGGAAGCTTCCAAAAACCTTGACAGCGACTACGAAAAGTATATATACTACGGCAGATTGTTGGCACAAGAGGAAAACGCTTGGCTGGAAGCCACTATGGCCGGAGAGAATACTTCGGAAATAGATAATCATATAGCCTATTTACAGGGTATATTAGGCGACTTACGCAATAGTATAAAGGATAACATATGGAGTGGCTATGCCACAGATGCGCAAAAATACGAGAAAGAACTCGCAAAAATCAACGAGGACTTATCTTGGGCTATACGCAACTACGGAGAGCTTTCAGACGAGATAGCAGCTGCTTTTAATGCCAAAATTCTTGAAAACTGGAAAGACGGATTTGATGGTATATTAGAAGATACTGAAACAGCGATAGAAAAGCTGAACCTTATAAATTCGGAAACTGAAAAACTTGGTGGCGATATAAACGGACGTGGCTGGGATGAATCTTGGTATAAGGAAAGACTTAAAGAGCGTGATTATATAACAAGTCGTATGGGAGAGATAGAAGAAGGCTCCCCTGAGTGGTTGGCTTTATCGCAAAGGCTTCCCAATCTACTTGAACTTATATCGACTTATGAACGGCTTATTGTACTTGAACAAGAAGAAAGTGATTTGCGTGCAGAAATGTACGAAAAGTATGAAACAGACGAGGAAGCGCACAAACGCAGAATGGATGAACTCACGGCTGACATGGAATATTTTGCCTCAATTGGAGATGATGTAAAGGTAGCCCAAATAGCGGATTTGATGAATGAGGAGCTTTCTAATTTCAATACGTCTATATTATCCGATCAGTTCGATAAGTCTTTTTCAGATATAGAGGATGCGAGTATAAGGACAGTCTTGAAGATGATTGAAGATTGGAAAAAACTCGTAGATGCAACAGATGAACTAACTGACGAGGAGAAGGAAAATCTTAAAGCTAAAGCTGATGAAATTCTTAACGACTTGGCAAGCCGAACTGAGGAGGCGTATAATAACGTCAAAGACATTATTAGCGAATTAAGCAACCTTTTAGGTGAGCTTGGTGCTGATAGCAAACTTACCGAATCATTAAATCTCATAGGACAAGCGGTAGGACAAATAGGCGGGGTTGTTTCGTCCATTGTTACGGGGAATTGGGTTGGTGCCATAATAGGGGCAATACAACTTATCGTAACAGTGGTAAAGTTCTTTAAAAATATTTTCGGTAGAGATGTTGAGCAGATAGTAAAGGATATAGCGAAGTCCGTAGAGAATGCAGAAAAAGCGGTTAATAGGGCTATTGGCCCTGACCGTATGGGAAAGGGTGTGAAACTACTGGAAGAATATGCTATCGCTCTGGCAAAGGTTAATAAGGAGTATGATAGGGAAAAAAGAAAGATTGATATTTTTGAGAATAAGGATTTACTTGAGCAACTTATAGAAGAAAGAGAAAGGTACGAGGATGCGATATACGAAACAAGGGAATCTTTAAAAAAAGACTTATTCCAGACCGACATGGAATCTCTTTCGAGGTCTTTGGTGGATGTCGTGGCAAACTACAAGGATAATCTCACGGAAATGGCAAGGCAATTAAATCTCACCATAGACGATATGATAAAGAATATGATTGCCAATTATGTCAGCGTAAGCATTCTTGAACCGCAGATAAATTCTTGGATGGAAAGCATATTTGGTAATTATTTGGAGACTTTCCAGCAAACGGGTAATTTAGAGTTACCTGTTGAAAAGCTCAATGACTTCCGTGAGTGGCTTGTTGAATTCGCACCCGCTTTGGCCGAGATGATGTCTGGACTTTACGAGGGGCTTGGGTTGGATGAAATGAATTATCAGGGTACCGTTGATTCAATAAAAGGCATTACCGAATCAACGGCAAATAGCCTTGTTGGTTATATGCAGAATATCATGCAGGGTGTTTATAACGGTAACAACATAAAGCAGGTTATGGCAGAATACCTGCGGGATTCAAATAATTCCGATTCGAGCTTTTTGATTACCTTTGCACTTGTTGCCCGCAACGTACAGAGAATAGCGGATAACACGGATAATTTGAGTGCGATACGTGCGGACATAAAGGAAATACGGCTTGGGCTATCTATTAACAGGGCGAGCTTATGAGAATAGATTATTTACTTAATGGCGTTGATTTTCGTGATTACGGTATAGAGGTTATAGAAGCCGCAGGGCTTTTTGACGATTTGCCTATAAAAGACAGAGTAGAGGAATCATATGTTGGTCAGCATGGAGTGCTTATAGACAGGAGCACCCCATTATTTGACAAGCGGGATATCCGCCTTGCTATTAGGGTTTATGATGTAGAAGGTAATGCGGAAGAAAACTATGCAACATTCAGGGGGTTGTTTGACACTTCGATACCATTGCGATTAACATTTTGGGTAAATGGCAGAAGAAGGGAATATGACGTGGATTGGGGTGGTGAATCAGAAAGGACATACTATAATAGCGACAGGGGTTTTACTGTTACTATTCGTCTTATAGAATCAGCTCCTATAAAGAATGTTTATACGCTAATCGGTAATGCGTCCATAACGCTTGCAGCAAAGACGAGTGGAGCTGTGCAACCCCCGGTTCTTGTTTCTTGGGGTGACGGCTCTTTTGTATTAAGCAGAAACGCTACGCTCACCCACACTTATACTGATGGGTATGACAGACATTATATTATACTTTCCGGCAAGATGAACGAGGTAACGGTAACTACATTGCATGATTTAGTGGAAGAAGTAACACATTAGGAATATGTACGCAGATTTTATACTACATAAGGCAGACGGGACTACGACGGTTGAGCTTAACCGCTCCGTAGGTGGCTTTTCGGCGATATCCGAC